AGACATCCACGTGGGCATCCAGAACTCGAAGGTGCTCCAAGGCGTGTCGATCTCGTGACTCAGAACCAGCGTATAACGCGGCTCATGGGGAGTCGGGAAGTCCACCTCCATCGAACGGATCGGCAGAACATCCTCGTAGCCGAACACGTCAGATCGGAACGTGACCTTCTGACCAACGCGGAACCCAGGCTCAAAGACGGTGCATCGTACGGATACCGCGTCATCTTTCCCGCCACGCTTGCTCTGCGGGGAGCCATTGACATAACTATCGGCAATCCGATCGACCGTCGCCTGACGCCATACGGCTTGATTGAACTCCCCGATCTGCCACAGCCCATGCTCTGCTACCGAAGCCGCATCAGTCACGCGGGCGAACACGGGATTCGGGGATCCCTGACCCGCACCCCATACCAACGCGTCATTCCGTAGGCGAGCGCCATCGAAGTCGATCTCTACATCTCGACATCCGATCTCTCCTGATGCGGGAGTATCGGCAATGGTGAGGCCCGTGTTGGGTGTATCGACATCCGTTAGTACTAGCTGGCGGTCTGGATCTATGTAGTACAGGCCGCCGGTGTTGCGGATGACATAGGCCATGAAGTCGCCCCAGGTCCATCCGGCGTTCCCACTGATCTCTACGTCAGTCGAGGGCGTCCCCACGTTCTCCACCAAGGACGTACCGATGTCGTCACCGGTGAGATCAAGGTGCTGGGATACATACGCGCGTACCACATCGCCATCGGCTGTCCCAGCAGGAAATGTCGTGAGCTGCACAGCGGTCGGATCTACCTTGTTGTAGAGCACTCGTCGCTGAAACAGGATGTTGAGATCGACACCTTGAATCTCGAAGTAACGCTCACGGGTCGCGGGGTCCTTGGCGTCTATCTGGAACATTCCACGACGGATGGACTGAACATAGCCACTCCACAGGCGCTGACCCTCAACATAAAAGACGAGTGGCGCGCCCACCATGAATGATTCGGTGTGTCCATCATCTCGGACCCGGAAGACGCATGTCCCCGTTGAACCATTCGCAGCTGCTGTGAAGCGGACCGATCCGAAGATCATGTTGTTAGCAACGCCAGCACTGTCTACGACAGAGGGGGCAATGGCTATGGGCTGGTTGTTATAGGCGATGAGGAATGGAACGCTTGCGCCATACAGATCGCCGAGACCACCTGACCCACCAGAGGCCACGCCCGTCAGATCGAGTTCCCGTGCGATCCGAGCGGACGCGCTGGAGTCTCCGGTCGCGACACCATGCAGCAAAATGCTGCGCGTAACAAAGCCGAGCCCCGAGGAAGACCCTGTGGCAGCACCATTGAGCTGTTGGATCTGCAGGTTGATAAACCCGGACCCCGCAGATGTGCTGTCCGCCCGCCCGTCGAGGAAAACTTCTCCCTGCAAAGAGAGGCGGGCGGAAGCCGCTGACGCGCCGGTGGCGGCTCCCAATAACTGCCCGGTAGATTCAGTCTGGAAAGCGTTGGTTTGGAAAGCATCCGACTGAAAGGCTGATCCCGTTATCAGCGCACTCGTCGTGAGATCGCCGACACCAGCGGAGAGCCCAGTAGCTCCACCCGACAGCGTCAGCGCCCGTTGCACAAGGCCAGCGCCAGAAGAGGTCCCTGCCGCAGCGCCTGCTAGTGGTACTGCTGTAGACAGCGACGCAGAGGCCGATGAAGAGGCAGTTGCTGATCCAGCTAGAGCAGCGCCACCGCTAGGAGCGGCTTTAGTGAAGTGGTAGAGGTAGCGGCTCATGGCCCTACCCCATTAATCGAGGCTAAGCAGCGACCACGGGAAGCTGCGGCCAGTGCCGTCTGTCTGTTCTAGTGTGGCTTCGATCTCGATGTTGGCAGGCACCGGGATGCTGTACTTGATCGGCTCAGCCTGTGCGTGGGCGTAAACGGCAGAGTAGGCCAATCGGAGCGTCCCCCCCGACAACACCTTGGTCTTGAGACGCAAGATAACTACGTCACCGTTGACCATGGCGCCGGTGTCAACCACTAGCACACAAGTCTTCCCAGACGTGTCGTTGTCGAGCGTATGCTCGGTATCGAGAGTCGCGCTCTGGGTTCCAGAGCTAACCACCGCGAGTGCCATCAGCCAAACCCCAGCATCGAAAGGAAGACACGCCTATCCGTGGCGTCAGTGATCGTGCTTTGAGTGCGAGCTGAAACACGAGTTCCAGCAGGAATGTCGAGCGGTAACGGACCGATTGCCCGCACCATGAACTCATCAGAGGTGGCGTCCGCCCTGCTCACCAGATTGGGGATGAGCACGACCTCCGATCCACTGGCTCCGATACCGATGTCGATCCGGATAGAGGCGAGCGACATAGCACTGTTGCCGCGCGCATTCCATTGGAGGATCGCCTGCTGAATCCTGAACGGCGTGCCTGCCGATAGCTCCACCCACGATCCCTTCGTATTGGCCGTGCCACCCGGATCGACAAGCGTCCCTGCGGCGCCCGTTCCTCCAAGAGTGCAGGAGTGACCCAGCCCAACAACCCCCGCCCCGGCGCCGCTTACCAATATCAGCGAGCAGTTGGAGAACTCCAACGCTTGATTGACCGCTATGCGCGCCGATAGGCGACTGCCGGCTGGAACAGCGATGGGTAGGTACAACATCTCGACCACCGACCCGGTACGAGCGCCGGAAGAGAGAATGTCAGCCACGAGGACCTGCTCTGAGCCTGAACCCCCAATACCGATATCAACGGAGGCATAGAAGGCGTTGTTGGCGCCGATCTGCTGAAAGATCAGACCGATCGCGTCGTGCGGGGTGGAGGCAATCACCTCGGTCCACGACCCTTCGGTTACTGCCGGGGTCCCGCCCTGAAGAGTCGCGGTCCAGTAATCGCTCGCAGCCGCGAAGTTGCTGGACGTGAACCACTGTCCGCCCTGCTGCCTAGCCCAATCAGCCATCGATTTCTCCTTTAACGAGCCGTGGTGAAATCGATCGTGTATTCCAGCGCGTCGATGGAAATGGATCTCGCTGTGCCGCCCAGCGTCTTATGTATCGACCCTGGGATGGGCATCAGATCGGCAGTAGGAATGTTGGTCGTAACCGTGGCCACCAACGAGCCATCGATCTTGAAATCGATGCTCGTCCAGCCTGCGTTAGTGATGATCTCGAACCGGTGCCAGTTGAGATCAGCAGTCACCCCTGTATCCGTAGCGGTCTCAACACTTGATGCACGGCAGACAGCCTCCCACTTACCACTATTCACCGAATGGGTGTAGCGGAAGAACACGCCGTCAGCAGGAGACGTGCTGACAGTCTCGCTGCCAAATCCGTGGCGAGCCGTAAACGTGTCCGTTCCATCCGACAGGGCATTGCCACCAGACGAGCTTCCAATTCGTGCAATGACCACGCAGCGGGCAATACCAATGGCAGGCGTCACACGAGATGTGATCTGGCCCGACGTTGTACCGGCGAACGAAGCACGGCCAGAGGCGGTAGTTCCCGTGGTCAAAAAAATGATGCCGGGGTGTCCGGCAGTGGTCTCTGTACTCAGCCCCAGCGCCGCGCTGGTTCCACCAGTAGCAGCAATGAGACCGCCGCTATAGAACGCTGTCGCACTCCGAAAGGCGCAGTCCTCATAGAGCACGAACCGACGTGAGGCATCCACGACCGCCATTCCAATGGTGTCGTGATCGGCGTTCCATTCATCTGGTCCTACAAGGTCCGGGTCTCCGCCGTCTGCAACCGCAGACTCAAAGGCATGCTTGATTGGCATCGTTTATCTCGTAACTCGGAATCCAAGCTGTGACGCACGCCGACCCATGGTCTCTTCGACCTTGCGAGCAACCAAGGCAGCTAGCGTTTCAAGATCATCGTCACTGCGCACGGTATTACCAGTAACGTTGATCTGGATGTAATTCCCACCAGAGCCACCACTGCTGGGACCCATGGTCATGTGGCGCGGGTTACGCAAAATGGCGATGGTCTCGCTACCAGCCTCACCAACCATCATGTGCGTCGGGCTGGAAACCTCGCCCAGCCAGCCTTCTGCTCTGATCTGCTGTGGAGCACCGGGATTGGTCCCACCCCCCACGGGGTTGTAGTACCCACCGCTCGTGAGGTTGGCGTAGCCAGACAAGCGCCCGCTCATGTAGCGGTCGATCTCGGTAAAGCTGACACCCAGCGCTCGCAGGATGGCTGAGGCGTACGACGAGATGCCTTGCCCCAGAAGACCAGCTATCTGGACCTGCGAAGAGATGATCTGCTGACGGATCTCCTGTGCCTCTTCGAGAACCGACTGCGCCTGCGCCATCTCTGCTTCCTGCGCAGCCTGGAGATTCTGCAACGCCTCTTGATCCAGGGCCAGCTCAATCGTTACGGTACGAGCGCGCGTAATCAGATCGATCTGGTGACCCAGGTCCTCTACCGCACGCGCTGCGTTCAGATCCACGATCTGCTGCTGCACGTTGTAAGCACTGACCGCAATGCCATACGCCTGCTGCGCCAGATACACCTGCTGTTGCTGCAGGGCGAACTGCTGCTTGTCGATGTCGAGCGTGGCAACCTGAATGTTGAGCTGCTGCCCTTCGATACCGAACTGCTGCTTCGCGATATCGAACTGCTGCATGCTGATGTCTTGCTGCTTCTGGGCAAAGTCAGCTTGGATCTTGGCTTCCTCAATGCGGGCAGCCCGCTCCTCAGGCGTAGTACCCGGAGCAGCAAACCCAGCCACCGCACGCTGGAAGTTGATCTGTCGCTGATTCTGCGCGAGCTGCATGGCCTGCGACTGGAATCCAAGCTCCTGCGACTGACGACCCAGCATGGCGCTCTGGATCGACATCTCCTTGGAGCGGATACCAAGCTGCTGGTTCTGCATCCCCAGCAACTGGCTCTGAATGCCCAGCGACTGCTGCTGGAAGCCGATCTGCGCTGACTGACGGCTGTACATGAGCGACTGACGCTCCAACAGGCCGAGGTTGTCGTTGCCCGACTGGTCGATACCGGTCAGGAATTCCTTAGCATCAGCCAGCGACCGATTCGCGACACGGAGTTGCTCATCGTACTGAGCGACCTGCAGGTTGACCTGCTTCCACATCATGCCGATCTCAAGGGCACGGATCTGCTTTCCGTACGCTGCGACCGCAGACGTGGCCTGTGTCCACTGAGCACTCAGGTTGCTGCCAGTGAGAGCATCGGCCTGCCGAATGATCTCATCTGCGGCACGCTTGCCCTCGTCGGCATATGCACGCAGTGATGCCTGCGCCCCATCGATGGCAGTCTTCGAAGACTGGTAGTTGGCGGCGTCTGACGCTCCCGGCGTACGAGCTGCGATCGTCTCCTCGAACGGCACCAGTGGTCGCGCAAGCTGTGACAGGAACTGCTGTGAAGGCAGGATTGACTCACGCTGAAGCTGACCCATTGCGGCCCGCCCTTGCATCTGGGCCTTCAGCTGACGGGCCTGCTGTTCGATCAGCAGTTGTGGTTCAGGAAGCGTGTTACCTACAGAGATGCCCTGAAGGAACTGCAAGAAATCTCGATCCGAACCCGCTCCCTTCAGGACGAGATTGTTCTGCGCAAGCCGGTCGGCGAGGTCCGCCGCGCCCTCCCACGGCGCATCAGCCAACATGGCCGTCTGGCGCTTGATCTCTTCAGCACTGCCCTGAGCCAGTTGGAAATCAGACCCGCCCTTTCGGGCTTGCTCATTCCACCACTTGATGTTTTGGTTCAGATCACGAGTGGCGTCAGCGACCTCTGACGGTGCGGCCACCCGGGGCGTCATGGTGGGACGCCCGATAGGCGTACCGCCCCCAGGCAGCGTGGCAATCGGGAGTTCGGAGCGAGCCAGGACAGAGCCTGTAGCACCAAGCTCCCCACCAATTAGCTCGCGAAGGCTCCGCTGTCCACCGATGTTCAAGATTGGGAAGCCACCGGTGGTCTGTGTCAGCGCCCGGACATCCATACCACCCTGGACGCCCTCTTCGATATTGCGGGCAGCCCGGACCATGTCGAGCTGCTCTTCGAAGGCCTTCGTTCCAGCGATAACCTGGGCACGCATTTCGAGGAGAGGTCGAATGCTATCGGCGGTTGCCATCCCAAAGCCAGCCATCGCCAACTGCCCAGCGACCGTGCCTTCTACGTTGCCGTAGTTCGCACGCGCGGCGTCAGCCATCGAGGCAGCGAGTTCACCCGTCCGCTGTTCGAAGTCACTCAGACGGCCAGTAACGCGCCCAAGGCCTATCCCGATCTGCTCAACAGCTAGGTTGAAGGCAGCCATGGCCCCCTGGAACAGGGCGGTACCGGCAACGATACCGACCGTACCGACAGCAAGGGTGGCGGCTCCACGCGCAACACGCTGACCTTGCAGGCGCCTTTCAAGCTGCTCAACTTCCGCTTGCTGCGTTTCGGCAGCCTGACGGCGACGCTCGGTAATCTGGGGCAGGGCGCCCGGTGCCTCCGGGGTACCTAGGAGCTTACTAAGCCGATCTGCCTCACCAACGAACCGCTCGTCCTCGCCAGCCTGTATTTCTCGGACGCGCTCTCGTGCAAGGTTCTCGCGTTCGAGAGCCTTTCCGTACAGGCCAGCAGCCTTATCGAGTTCTCCTGCCTCTCGGTCGATGTTCTTTTGCTGCTTAACCAGGTCAGCACGACCACCGATGGTGTTGACCAAGACCTGTCCCACGGCCACCGACAACGCACGAACGGGGTTCTCTTGGACAACCTGACTCGCAAACTGTCTCGCTCGGACGCTGACTTCACGGAACTGGTCTACGTCACGCCGAACACCCTCGGTAACGTCTTCAACCGCTGCAACATCGACTGCTGAGCGAAGACCGCCGACAGCCGATCCGCGACCCTTAGAGCCCGTCCTGGGAGGTCCCCCAGCCTCTACTGGCTCGGCCGTAGCGATGTCAATTCCACCTGCAACTCGCGCGGTCCCCGGAGCAGCGCGTGCCTTCCGTGCCAATGCATTGGCATGCATGGCTGTGCCTTCGTGGCCCGCCGCTCGTACATTGCGCCCACACGTCGGACAGAACTTCGTAACGCCGCTAGCAGCAGCGGCAGCCTCAGCCTTCGTTCCACCCTTAGTTCGGATCGGTTCTGCTGCAGCTGCTTCAGGCTCAGGCGCGGGTCTAAGCGGCTCATCGCCCAGCCCGCCCGGGCCGCCACCCGAGGCATAACGCGTCAGATCCTTACTGGACTGACGCCGCATCCAGGCAGGCTGCCAAGGCTCCTCAACAGGTGTCGCACTGATAGCCCGATCCATGGCACGTGCTTCATCAGCTGCCACGCGTGCCATGCGCTGAGAAAGCGTCTCGCCCGGAACGTCAGCACCAAGCGGCGCATCAGGGTTATAAGCACCAGCAAACTGTGGAATATTGGGGCCACCGCGAGCAGCACGACGTTCAGCCGCACGCTTCGCGAAGAAGTCCTCAACATCGGACTCCTCATAGGTAACGCCGCGAACCTCCTCAGCAAGGAAATCGAGCTTGCGAGATCTCTGAGCACGAGATGTAAGCGGATCGGTGGTCGCTTTCTTCTTCTTGCGCTCGCCTAGTCCCGCAACATAACGAGCACGCTCTTCGAGGAGTGGGTTGAGTTCCTCGGTGCGGATCTGCTCAATGGATGCGCGATAGTTCTCGATGGTCTCGTCGTCATCCTGGACATGCCTGATCTCCTCTTCCAGCGTCTTCATCCGCTCCTTACGGATGGCGATCTCCTGGTCGAGGATCTTCAGTTCATTGCTGCCCTTGCCGACAGGCCCAGCAACTGTACGGATCGTGCCTGGCGCACCAGTCGCCGACATCCGGCGAGGACTGGTGGAGGTCTTTCTACCCGTCGCCTCATTGATGGCGCGGGTAGCCATCGCCTGCTCAGTCGAACGCGCCGATGCTAGATCCTGCTGACGCTTCTGCTGTTGCTCGATGACATCCAGGACGATGTCGCGAACTTCAATAACGGCCAGGTCTTCGACGTTGGTCGGGCTACGTGGCCCCTTACGGCCCTGCCCACCAGCCAGTTTCCGGAATCGGCGGGAGCCCTTGCCGATCCGCGGCTCCTCATCGGGACGCTTGACGAGGGCCTTCTCATATGCGCGCTTGTCCATTGCGGAGCGCTGTCGGCCACCAATGCCGAAGCCCATACCGACTACGAGGTTCTCCATGACCTCGCGTTCCTGGTCGGTGAGGGTCGGGTCGTTGAGCTGCTCACGCAGGCCGCGCAGCATGTCGATCTGCGGACCGAATGGTCCTTCGTAGGCGAGTTCGGTGCCGACCTGTTCCAGTTCACCGGTGGCAGCGCTGGTACGGAAGACCTTGCGCCGCGCAGCCTTCATCTTCTTGAATTCGTCGGTTTCCTGGTAGGCAGCCGCCCGCATGCGGGTGGCCTCTTCCCAAATACCGGCCATCTGCTCGCGGGTTATGCCGCCTTCGGTTGCGGCTCCTTCGGTAAACTGCCCCGGATTCGTGACAGAGGCGCGTGCATAGTCACCCGCAGAGACACGCATCGAGCGCGGATCGAATCCAGCGGTGCGCTCCTTGTTCCAGAAGGTCTGTCCGCCTGGGCCCGGGAAGGACTCCTCGAACTCCTTCTCGCGACCAGCGACCGACTGGATCAGACCACGACGGAGAGCCTCAATGTCTCCACCTTCAGTGACATAGCGCTGAAGCAGAGGATTCTGTGCGCCGCCGGGGAGCATCCTGCCCAGATCGATGGCCAGCCCAAGGTTTCTCTGCTCGGCGACGCCCTCGCGTGCCCGACGAATGTTCGGGTCCTGCGTGTAGATACCCCGATCGACCCGCGTCGAGGCCATGATCTCTTCGTTACGGGCCGGGTTGTACGGCAGATTCGTAACACGCGGCGCAGCCTCAGTCGCAGCCTCACCCTGCATGCGCGCACGGCGCTTCTGCTTATGACTGGCGCTCTGCTGATGCTGATTCCAGCCGTTGTCTTGTGGGTAGTACTGTTCCCCGCATTGCGCACACATCCTGGGCGCTTGCTTCGGCGGTGTCGCGACTACTGGCTCTGCCGCAGCCTGCGCTGGCTCAACTCGGGCCTGGGGTGCAGCAGCAGGTGTCGCTCGCTTAGCTTCCTGCTTAACGGTCCCCTGCTGGACTGTGGCCCGCTTCCGGTCAGCCTCCTTCGCACCTTCTCCGGTTGGCGCCTTGGGCTGTGGCTGTTGTGGACGAACGCCACCACCACCCTGAGCGCCTCCACCCTGGTCCCCACCGCCCTGCACGTTGATATTGGCGGTGGGGGGGGCACCGTTGGCCCACTCGCCATTCCACACGAATGCAACAGGGATCACCACCGGGCCAAGGGCATCGACCAGCATCTGCTTCGCGCCACGCATCGGCGTTAAGGAGACTTCCAGGCCACCTTGGCGGGTTATCTCTTTTGAGAGAGACTCGCGTGTTTCTCTAACCGCTTTGCGCGAAGAGTCGAACTTAAACCGAACAGGGATCGGCGACTCGTTGCGCTGAAGCGCGGCAACCTGCTTCTTGAGATCAGCGGCAGCCTTCTTGGCCGATCCGACATCGGCCTCTGCATAGATGGTGACCCGTCCTGCTCCGAGGTTGCCAATAGCAGCATTTGCCTTGGCAATCGCCGCGTCCAACGGCGCTGTATTCGCTTGGATAGTGACGCTGATCCCGCCAATTTCTTCTGGCGCGGCCACTAACTACTCCATCACGGTGACGGCTTCCGTTTGCCACGGAGCCTTGGCTACAGCCTCGTTACCCCAGAACTCAACATCCGTCCCATCATCTTCCTTGGGTTGCATTGCCTGCCGAGTCTCCTCGTCCAGGGCGAGTACGTAGTCACGCATCATCCGGAACTCACTCATCGGCAGGGCCGCCACCTCAGACGGGAACTTCCCGAATGTCGCAGCGATCTTGCAACGCAGAATCTGAGACGGGGTTAGTCGTTTTTTGGAGCTTCGCCTTCATCGTTGAAGTGCAGGTCATTCACCGCCTGCAGAAGTGCGCGAGAAGCCCGCATCGGCATCCCAGCAAGGTCGTCGGCTGAAAACCCTTCCGGCTCGATCACACACTTGTGTGCCATCAGCCGCAGCAGGACTGCGGTATCCAGCTCGCCGTCTGCGGCCTCAGCCTGCTTGTAGAGCTTGTCGTATTCACCGCTCGACAGCTCTCGGATCTTGAAGGTCGCACCACGAACGGTGACCTCGCGCTCCTCGAACTTCATAGCGTTGGCATCTTCAGTCACTGCTGCTAGTCCTCTTCGACCGGCCATAGAACCACCTCGTCCATTACAAACTGGTCATCGCCATAGAACTGGATAGGAGATCCGGGCTGGCGTTGTACCCGGAACCACTTGCCTTCCTTTCCGACACGGACCCTGATCTCCTTATTGAGGGAATCCTCGCGGAAAAGACCGAGATTGAGATACGAGAACGCCGCACGGAAGATGTAGACACCCGTCTCACCATGACGGTCGTCGCGACGAGATAGGAACCACTTGCTCGTCGTTCCGATGGTGGCGCCAATAGAGGGAATCGTGACCTCTCCCTCTACGCCATTAAGTGCCTTTAAGTACATGCCTGCCATACGACATCCTCATAAACACCAAAAGACGGCGCCAAGATCTACACACCTGTACCCAGGCAGAGATCTTGGCGCCGTCAGTGGACTTCGCTTTAACTGTAGGGGCTCCGTAAAGGTTAGGGGCAGAGTAACTGGTTACGCGCCGGTGAAGACGGTCCAGTTCCCCGCTGCGCGGAAGTTGCCGGTCATCCGGACCGCGTCTGTGTTCGAGGCAGTGATGGATGCGTCCATCAGCGCCGGACCGGAAGCGATCATGATCGGAGATGCGCCGTCATCGCTGTACAGATAGAGCTGCACGATGTCGCTCGACGTGGCGTTCACGAGCAGGTCACCCGAGTTGTCGAGGAAGCCAGAGTACGTGCCGGAGATGTCCTTGAGACCCACCAGGTAGGTCTTGTTGGTGTCTCCAAACACGGTGGCGTCCACGTAGTCGCGGGCGAGATTGAGCGTCCACTCACTCTTCACCGCGACCTTGGTGCCTGATCCCTTAGGCCCGTCAAGGTAGATCGCGCCGTTCTTGCCGTGCAGCTTGGTTCCTGTGTTTGCCGCCATTTATTGCTCCTCAGGAATCAGCCTGATGTGTCCAGATCTCGTAAGTACCGCCGACCTGGTAGACCTTCTTCCCCTCTTCATCAACGTCTTGTGATGACAAATCTCCGACGCGACGACAGATAAGGGTGGACTGCCCGGTGACAGACAGCTCCACGTTGTGGAGTGCTGCCAGCACGAGCGCGTCGATGTTATTGGCATCGACGGGGTTCTCCGCAAACACGTTCACATCGAATGCCGTACGGATCGTGACTGAACCCCAAGCGAAGTCATAGGGTGCAAACGCGACTGTGTACGTGACAAACGGATATGCCGTTGCTGACGGAGCGAAGCCCTCGTAGAACCCGGTGACCGCGTTCTTGAGCGGGTTATTGGCCCGCATCGTTGCAACGAGAGCCTGTTTAATGTTGGCGACCGTGGAGACAGCCACTAGATAGATCCTCCACCGGTTCGCCGAACGGTACGGGCGAGCGCATCGATAACCGCCATGTTGATCGGCTGATCGTTACGTCGCGGAACGCTCCTAACGACGACGGTCTTGCCGCCAACGGTCTGTTTCGCGAAGCCTCGCGGCGATCTTGAGCGCTTGGTGGCGCGCAAGATCTGATCGCGCAGGGCCTTGTGGAACTTCTCTCTCTGCCCAGCCAGGGCTGGGCGTAGATAGGGCTGAGCGGCAGCGTGTCGCGTTCCGAACTCGACATACCGAGCGTATGACGTAGGAGAGACCACCTGTCGCTTGATGAGCGAGGCACCCCGCTGAAGCGGCCCTACATCAATCTCTCGGCGCAACCGCCCACCAAGTGTCGCCTGCCCACCACCCGGTGGACGGTAAACACCCCTGCCGCTTTCCAGTTCGTAGCGTCCTCTAGCAGAAAGCGCCTGAGCGACACCCGTCGTACGAATGATGCTGCCTTCAGCGTTGCGGACGATCTCTCCATGGACCAAGCGCGGGCGACCCGAGGTCGAAAACTTCACATCGCGAGCATTGGTGAGAGGATCCTCTCGCCGTGCCGCTAGGAACGACGATCCAAAGCCAGCGTGGTATGGATTGAAGGCGTTCGCACGTCCACGTCGGCCGATCCTTGTAGAGATCGCAGCAGGTGCTGCAGCGATCTCTCGCCGCTTCCCAGCGGAAGTCGCCAGCTGCAGACGCAGCGGGATCTCAGCATGAGTCTCGGCAGGCGTTAGCGCACGAGTGCGTTGTTTCCCACCTCGGAACACCTTGCGTACTGGTGCGCGCTTTTGCGCATCGATCATGACCTCGTTTGCTACAGCGTTGACCGCATGTTCGATCGCTTCATGCAGTCGCCGCTTCACATCGGCCAGAGGAGCAATGCGCTGGGATCTATCGATGGAGCCCGGTGACAGAGCCATTATTCAGCCCTGCGGAGCGAGCACTTCAATGCGACTTTGTAAGTGGATTCCACATTGGTATCGGTGACAATGAACCGGCGTCCATCGATCATCACGCGGTCGTTGTTCTTGATATCGGTGCCTACCGGCACAAACAAACGATAGATCGAGACATCCGCCTGCACGCCGCTGATGATGTCAATGGTGCCTTCGGGCACCGTTCGAAGCCAACCTTTGACCGTGGTTGTGGCGGCCCACGACTCGCTCTGGTCGTCGCCATACGCATTGTCGGCAGTTGACCGCGACAGAATGGATACGTCGGTGATCATGCCGGTCTCGATAACGCCTCGCAGCGCAGCGAGCTGACCATCGCTTACGAGTGGCATGACTAGCCCACCGCCACGTAGCGGAACGGAGCCAGCAGCGCACGGGCCGTATCCGGAACTGCCTCAGCCACGACCAGCGTGCCCGTACGGCGTGCATCTCGCCGCAGACGGACCTCCTCGACCTGAATCTCGGCCAGATTGCCAAGACCCTTGCCGATCAATCCTCGTTCATTGATAAGGGAGGCGGCGATTATGGCGACCGCCTGCGGGATATTGCTGGGCAGTGCATGTACGTACGTCGCAGTGACGCTAGCGCCGATCTGCGGGTCGTCAAAGTTTACGGTCCCCTCCTGAGAGTTGACCGTGAATCCTGTCGTGACCTCAGTGCCATCGACCTTGATCGTTGGATCGCCGATCCAGAACTGGTTCTGCGAACGGTACAGACCGTCGTTATCGGTCGCCAGGATCTCGTCTACGACCTCGAACTCCCAGCCGTAGGTGTAGTCGAGCTTGAGAACAGGGTTCTGAAGGCTAATCAGATCCGTAGCAGCCCAAAACCCCACCGGTGACATCGAGAGCGCCACGATCTCTGTCCATCCGCCGCGCGGCTCAATGAAGATGTCGTCCGGATCGATGTCGATATAGACGTTGTTCGTGGCATACACCTGGTAGGAGATGATCTCCTTGACCGGGCGATGACGCGGGAAAACGCGCACCTGATGCTGGGCAAACGGGTGCGTCTCATCGGTAATGGTTCCGCCCCGAAAGTCATGGCGCTGCGGCGTCATCGGCACATTGCAGAAGGCGTCAGCCATGTCTTCGGCGCGAGCAATGATGGAGGCCAGTTCAGTGTCGGGGACTCCCGTCAGATCGACGCCTGAGCCCATGACTCGGAACCGATCAGGGGTGAGGTAACGCATCTAATCCCCTACTGAAGCGGGAGGGGGCAGCTCACGGACTACCCCCTCCCAGAAGACTAAGCGGTGACCTTGACGCGGATCTTGTTGCTGAAGATAGGAGCCTTCAGCGCCAGACCCCACATCCCGAAGATGATGTACAGATGGGTGAGCTGGCCAGAAATCCCGATCGGGATGTCCAGCACCGTCGGCCCAGGAGACCCAAGGTACGGGATGGTCAGGGTGCGCTCATCAATGGCGTAGATGTCCGCTCGCAGCGTGGCGGAACGCGTGTACGTCCCGATGCTATCGCCCGGAACCGTCTGGATCGGCATGAGGCCGAAGACGGTATTCACGCCAGAGATATTCACGCCCACGTTGTAGTTCGTGAGTCGATCGATGATCTGAACGTTCTTGTCCTGCTGGAGGTCGAACGTCAGCTTCTCGTTGGGGCGCATGTAGAGCATCGACGTAGTTCCGCCGTTGTTCAGCGCCTCAAGCAGAGCAGAGTCGATCGCGGCACGCATATCTTCCGGCGTCGAGGCCGTCGGATCCACGTCCACTGCCCGCGAAGTATTCAGCAGCTTGCGAAGACCGTCGAACGAGTTCGGGTCGTACGCACCGTCTTCGGTGGACGCCGTGCCGGATGAAACCGTCGCGTTGCCCTGGAAGATGGTCTGCTGCATCTTGTGCGCGATGGCGCGCATGCCACCCTGAAGTTCGAGGTTCTCAGGGTTGAACCCGGCACCGGACTGAAGAGCAGCGAACTGCGACTTCAGTGACACACCACGTCGCGTCGCCAGAATGGCAACGTTCGTGGTCTGTCGGACGTATGTCCCCTGATCGTCGGTGACAGTGCCGAGTTCCGACAGGAACTGAGCGTCACCGAACGATGTCACCTGGTTGAAAGCGTGGACAAGACCGTTGGCCGGTTCCTTGGGGAGCCGATCAAAGGCCGGGAACTCACGCACGAACAGCTCGTACATGACCGGCTCCAGATCCTGACGAATCAGGGCTGAGCCGGAACCCGAGTCCAGGGCCTTGGTGATCTCAGGACTGGACAAAAGACCAGCCGAGAGCGCCTGACCGCCAGCAGTTGCCTGCCACACGTCGAGCGGGATACCCACGCCCTTGCGGGATCCATCGGTGAGCTGCATGTCGAACATCGCCAGCAGCTCAGAATTGCTCTTCTTACGGAGGGCCTCGCGGACCTCAAAAACCTCAGAGCGCGTCATGATCTTGCGAGACGGACCTTCGTCCGTGCTCTGATCATTCACGCCCTGCACGACGGAAGGCGGCGGGGTCGTGCCAAGGGCCTCGAAATAGCCCTTTAGCTCGTCCAGCTGAGCCTTGACCGCCTTCAGATCAATCTCCGGCATCCTTGTTCTCCAACATCTTCACGAAGTCGTCGCCATAGATATGGCGATACTTCGTGCGGAAGTCATTGACGTGGTACTGCACCACGGACCGACGACCAACTGGGAGATTGGCAATCACTTCGACAATCTCCTTGGCCTGCCGCAGCTCGCTTTCTGCGCGCTGCAGATCTTCCTCAGCCCTTGACCGAGCAGCATCCGCATCCGCCTGTGCCTGTCGCGCCTTCACTAGTTCGCCAGTAGTGGTGCGCAACATGTCCACAAGAGACACGAAGTCTTCGGCCTTGACGGCATCGGGGACGAGATCCTTCTTTGCCTCGCCCTTGTCGTCTGCGGACTCAGGATCGGTCTCCTGACCTTCCTGCGCAGTCGGATTCCCAGGATCGCCTACCGCCTCGTTGTTCTCAACGTGCGCGGGGTCGTCCTCATTGGGAACGGTTTGAGTTTCCGGGGCCTTTTCGTCGTCCTTTTCAGACGCCTTGGTGACCTCCGGTTCGTCATCCTTCTTCTTGGCACCCTGTGCTTCGGCTGGTCCGTCAGTGTCAACAGCAGTGCTCACGGCACCCTTCTCGTTGACATCAATCCACACCTTGGCCTTCTCGATAGCGGACGGGTCGCCGCTGACAGTGACCTCTCCACCACCGGTGGTCTTAATGGTCACTGACTCCTCCTCGTCCTCTTCGATATCGACCAGAGACTTGCGGGCGTACTGCACCCAAGATCGAGGATTGGCTGGGATACCCACGATCGAGGCTTCCAGCAGCTCTACGTCATCGAAGACGATGCCACCAGTGGCCTTGTCCTTGTGGTAGCCGTTCTCCACGATGGCGGCTCCGATGGACGTACCCAGCTTGGTCCCGTTCTGGATAGCTTCGTAGGTCTTGACGGCTCGCTCATTCGACTCATTCAGTCGAATGTCGAAGTCTAGATCCCACACATCGAGGTCACGCTGCACAACCGCAACGGCCTCGACCGACCCGAAGACATCCTCAGGAACCTTGTAGGAATGATTCAAAAAGATGGTCAGGTTGTCCTTAGCCG